CTGTTCTCCCGCATGAACCACGCCGGCAAAGCGAAGCACATCGTTGCTCTGCTGGGCGAGGCGTACCTCGGCACCATCACGCACCGCAAGTTCAAGCGTGCTGACGGCAGCGAAGGCACCGTCGCCGAGCTGCGCAAGAAGGGTGAGCCGTACGACATCCGCCCCACCAGCTACCAGAACCCGGGCACCGGGCAGGTGGAGAACATCGCCGTTGCCCCGATGAAGAACGAGGAACGCCTGTTCATTTGGGACCGCCCGAGCGTGGACCAGTGGGCCAGCATCTTCATCGAAGGTGAGTTCGAGGCGCGTAAGAACGATGCCGGCGAGATCATCAAGCCCGCGGCATCCAAGAACGTGGATCAAGCCCGCGTCAAGAGTGCCAACAACTTCAACGGGTCGCCGATCCAATTGCTGCTGTTGAGCAATGGGCAATCGTTGGACATCCCCAACGCTGAAATCCCGGAGACCCCGGGCGACGAGGACGATGCGCAAGGTGCGTCCGGTGCCGACAAGGCCCCGGCTCAGCCGAAGGTGGTGCCGACTGGCGCTGCAGCGGCTGACGCACTGAGCGGCATCGTAGCGTAATGAGCCGCTTCGCTGCGGACATCGCCGAAGCGGAGCAGCAGGCCCCGATGAGCAACGGCCCTGTCACAGTCATACCGGGCAGGCTGCTGCTCGCTGACGGTGATGGGCTGTGCTACTACTGCGCAGGTAAGGACGACACGGAGCCGGGCCTAGCCCGTGCGAACCTGATCGACAAACTGCGCAGCGCGGCACGTGCATCGGGCGCTGAGGCGATCAAAGTGGTCACCACCTCCCGAGGGTGCCACAAGGGATTCCGCTACGCTGTAGCCCGCGTGAAGCCCTACCAGGGGCAGCGCACAGACCAGCGTCGGCCACGCAACTGGGAGTTCCTTCGCGGACTGCTGGAGCGTGGCGATCTTGGGCCGGGCATCGAGGTCGAGTTCACAGATGTGGCAGAGGCGGACGACCTCTTCTCCCGCTATGCACTGACGCACCCTGACTGCGTGATCTACACACAGGACAAGGACATGCGGATGGTGCCGGGCTGGCATCTGGACTGGCTCACACACCTGATGTTCAAGCTGGAAGCCGGGACATGGGCCGTCACTCACAATGAGAAGTTGTGGGGCCGCGCTTGGTTCTGGTCACAGATGCTGCATGGTGATGGTGCGGATAACATCCCGGGCCTGCCGTGGTACACCACTGGCGAGCTGCTGAAGTCTGGCCCGAAGAAGGGCGAGATCAAGCAGATTCCATGCGGTGAGAAGTCCACCGCCGTGATCGAGATGCTGCCGAATGTGGGCTCGGACATGGGTGCCTTGTGCTTGCTGAAGGGGCTGTACGAGACCTGCTACGGGGATCGCTGGGCCGTCGAGATGCTGGAGCAGGGCATCCTGCTTTGGATGCGCAACGACACCGCGAGCAGTGCGCTCAACGTCACCGCTGCGGGCAACCCGCTGGCAGCGCTCACAACTCACGAGCTGTACCCCGCCGCACGGGCGGAGATCATGGCCCGAATTGCAGAAGCGGTAGTGCATGCTGAAACTCAAAGCGTCGGACATAGCGACGATCCGGACATCACTCTTGACATCCCAGGGCAATCGGTGCGCGATGTGCCAGCTACCCTGCTCGGAGAGCCAAGCAGTGTTGGACCACAATCACTCGTCGGGAGTGGTGAGGGCGACGGGACACCGGGGGTGCAACGCCCTGTTGGGGAAGATCGAGAACAACCACAAGCGGTACGGCGTGCCCAACCTAGCAGCGTTGCTGCATGGGCTTCCGGCCTACTTGCAAAAGCATGAGACGGATCAGACCGGACTCCTGCACCCAACGTACAAGACTGAAGACGAGAAGCGTCTGAAGCGCAACGCTACGGCCCGCAAGGCACGAGCAACCAAGAAGGCGACTGCATGACAGGACCTCGCATTGCCGTACTCGACATCGAGACGGCACCTCTTCAGTCCCACCACTGGGGATTGTGGCAGCAGAACATCAGCCTTGCACAGATCACCGTCGAGTGGTCGATCCTGAGCTTTACGAACAAGTGGCTCGGTGACAAGGCCATCGAGTACGCCGACACCAGTCAAGGTGACGTGCGTGACGATAGCGTGTTGCTCGCCCGCTTGTGGGAGATTCTGGACGAGGCTGACTTTGTTGTCGCACAGAACGGCAAGAAGTTCGACCTCAAGAAGATCAAGGCCCGCATGGTCATGCTCGGCATGCCGCCGTTCAGCCCGGTCGTTGTCATCGACACGCTGCTCATCGCTAAGGCAGAGTTCGGCTTCACGTCGAATAAGCTGGAGTGGATGACTACGCACCTCACGAAGACGAAGAAGCGCAAGCACAAGAAGTTCCCGGGCTTCGACCTGTGGACTCAGTGCCTACTCGGCAACCCCGCCGCGTGGAAGGAGATGCGACTCTACAACATCGATGACGTGGTGTCGCTGGAAGAACTGTACTACGTGATCCGCCCGTGGGCTGTTGGTCATCCGAACGTCGCGGCCTTCTGGCCTGACGAGAAGATGCGCTGCGCCAAGTGTGGTCACGACAAGCTGACGCAGCGCGGCTACCAGTACACACAGACCGGGCAGTACAAGCGGTACTCCTGCAACAAGTGCGGCGGCTGGTCACGCTCTCGCTACACCCTCAACACATTGGAGAAGCGGCAAGCGCTGCTTAGCAACTGATGGCAAGAGTCTACGACAACATGAACAAGCGGTACTTCGATGATAAAACAGGGTTGCCGTGCCAACCGTTCATCCCCGGTCACGACCCGGCCAGCTTACCGGGCGACGCCATCGAGATCGGTGGTGCGGATGCTCAGGAGTTTGCTGCCCGTCTTGGGCTCAACAAGGCAACAGGCCCCGCTGCCCGCAAGGACGATGGGGGCAAGGCTCCTTGGTCGCTGCTGATGCGCGGCTGTGCTGAGGGTATGGCCGGTGTGGTGGCCGTGCTGAAGTTCGGTGCTTCTAAGTACGCTGCCGACTCTTGGCAGAAGGTGGAGAACGCCGAGGAGCGCTACAAGGATGCGCTCTATCGGCACCTGCACAGCATCGAGCGCAACGGCTTCATGTCGAAGGACCCGGAGACGGGTCTGCTAGAATGGTTCCACGTCGCATGCAACGCCTTGTTCCTCGCTACCTTCGCCGCATTCAAGGCCCGCGCTGAGGCCGAAAAGGAAACCCATTGAGCCACCTCCACCCGAACGCCACGACGGTCGTGCTGTTGCTGATCGCCGAGCGCCAACAGATGACACGCCCCACCCTTGAAGAGGCGGCACACACCGTGCTCGCTCGCTACTTCGAGGACATCTCCGAAGAACAGAAGGCCGACCTGTACACGCTGATGGCCGAACGGGTGGAAGCTCGGATGACCATGAGCGAGATGCAGCTTGTGGTCAGCCGCTGCCTGTGGGACAACCAGAACCATTGGGCGGCACGTCATGGCTGAATACCTAATCATGAAGGCCGTCGAGTTCGACAAGCTGCCCGCCAAGTTCAAGAAGGCACACCCGTTCGAGGAGCTTCTGAACGAGGGGTACTGGCTGCAGAAGAAGTACGACGGGTGCATGGGCATTGCAACCATCCGACCCGAGTTCGAGCTGTGCACGATGCAGAGCCGCACCGGTGAGGACTACACTGCTAGCACCGGACACCTACTGCGAGAGTTGTTCGACACGATGCAAGCGCACGAAGGTGAAGGCTTCATGCCTGTGATCTTCATCGGTGAGGTTTGGCAACCAATAGGTGAGGCCCGTTTCCCGGCCATCAGCGGTAAGTTCCGTCGTCAGTATCCGAGCCCCGAGCTGCGCTTCGTGGTGAACGACATGCTCCCGTTGGGATTCAACACGGACCTACCTTACAAGGCCCGGTACATGAACCTCGTGGAGTACCTGGGACAGGAAGCGGCCGCCACTGTGTGGAAAGTTGAAGTCGCCAAGACGTACCCAAGCTGGCTGGGATCACCTGTCCGCGCTGCCCTGACATGGCAGCGTGAGGGCGGGTTCGATGGTGGCATCCTCCGCAACCCGGAAGCCGGCTACACGGTGGGCACCGTGAAGCAGGGTGAGATCATCAAACTCAAGCCCGTCGACAGTCTGGACCTTAAGGTGGTCCGTGTCGAAGCCGGTGAGGGTAAGCATGCCGGCCGGGCTGGTGCTTTGGTGGTCGAGTACAACGGCGTCGAGACTGGCGTAGGCACCGGGCTCTCCGATGACGAGAGGGTGGATTGGTGGGCTGCGTGGTTGTCCACCGGCTGGCAGCGTACGACCCCTGGAGCGGGGACGATTGTAGAAGTCGAGTTCCTCGGCTTCACTGAAGACGGGAAGTTGCGTGAGCCAAGGTTCAAAGGAATTCGACACGACAAGCTCGGCACCGACTGAACTGCTAACGCAGGCACAGGTCGAGGAGCGCATGTACTACGGCGGTATCAAGCGCGCTGAAAACATGATGGCCCGTGCCGAGGACAAAGGGAGGGCGGTGACCAACCCCTATGCCAGCGAGATCATGGATGAGTACGTGCTACCGCTGGCTGCTGCTTTGCGTACCGAGCTAGACCTGAAGCGGGCGGGTAAGCGGCAGGCCCATGCCGCACTGCTCGCCGGGTTGGACGAGGAGGCCGTGGCTGTCCTCGCCGTGCGCACGGTGGTGAACACGTTACTGAAGTCCTCACACGAGGAGCACGGGCACCGCACCATAGCGTACGCCATTGGCCGGGCCGTGCACAACGAGTTGGTTCTGGTGCAGATCGAGGAGACTTGCCCCGAGCTTTATCACACGTTGGCACGGGACTTCGGCCGCCGCTTGTCCAAGGACGACCGGCACCGCAGGACGGTGTTTAAGATGCAGGCCGCCAAGACAGGCATGATTATCATAGAGTGGCCGGTGGGCGCTCGCGATCAAGTCGGCCTGTACCTGCTGGGCCTGATGGAGGCGGCGGGGCTGGTGGAGATGGATGCCGCCCGACGCAAGGCCAACGGGAAGTATTACCCGCAAGACGTGCGGCTGTCACCCGAGGTGATGGAGCGCATCAAGCAGGTGAAGGCCTACGTGTCGATCACGATGCCGGTGTACGGCCCGTGCGTTGAGCCGCCACGCGATTGGGCAGATGTTGTGGGAGGCGGCTTCCATACCCGAGAGCTGCAGCGCGCTAACCCAAACCTCGTGCGATCACGACGGGCCAACGCCCTGCGCGGCACAGACATGCCGGTCTTCTACGAGGCGGTAAACACGCTGCAGCGTACGAAGTGGAAGGTGAACGAACAGATGCTGGACATCGTTCTTGAAGTCGCCAAGCACTTCACCGCAGGCGAGGTACTCAGTGCAGCCTCATCACCCAAGCCGGTAGCACCGAGCTGGCTGGAGGCAGAGACAAGGCCGCGTGAAGAGTGGGCAGAGGATCGGCTCGCCGAGTTCAAGAAGTGGAAGCGTGGGATGGCGGAGTGGTACACCACCCGCAAGCTCGACGCGGTGAAGTTCAGCCGCTTCTACAGTGCGACCCGAAGCGCAGAGATGTTCCGGCACTACCCTGCAATCTACTTCGTGTACTTCGCCGACAGCCGCGGCAGACTGTACCCGATGACCTACGGCTTGAACCCACAGGGCTCGGACCTGCAGCGCTCGCTGCTGAAGTTCGCCAAGGGCATGCCGCTCGATACCCCGGAAGCGATCCGGTGGTTCCATGTGCAAGGAGCAAACAAGTGGGGCTTCGACAAAGCGACGCTGAAGGACCGGCACCAATGGGTGGTGGACCGACAGGACCTGATACTCTCCTTCGCCTCAGACCCGGTGAACAATTCCGGCTGGAAAGAAGCGGGCGATCCACTGCAGTTTTTGGCGTGGTGCCTGGAGTACCGGGAATGGGTAAACGATTCCTCGGGGTCCTTCCTGAGCCATCTGCCTATCAGCAT